AGGTTTAATGTCACTGTCCGTGTTTAACGTACTTGTAAATTCAGGGTATAGGTCTTTATTAGCCTTTAGCCATTCGATAACTCTACGTTCGTAAAACTCAGCCTTTTGCGAATAGTGGTTTTGAATGTGTGCGATTTCTTGGAATGTAACAGGCTGAGAGTAGTCACCGCTTTGTTGTTGAATACCTTTGTTTTTTAAAGCATACGAAATACCAAGCACGCAATCCTCAACCGCCCTCCAAGCAATGGCATATTGCATCTTTTCAACAAGTGTTTCCTCATCGTTGGTCAACGTTTGTGCGTTGTATGCATTGAGTAGATGCTTGTAAAAGTAAGTGCCTAAAATCGGCTGCATTCTCATATCCGACTGCGACTGAACAAAAGGAAATATCTTGACCGCATCGATATTTGCGGTTACGGGAGTGTTAGTCTTTAACCAAGTTTCGGTAACGAAGTAAATCATTGTTGTGTTGTGTTATCAGGTGTAACAATAGGTTGCTTTCTCGGCTTCAATCCCGCCAATGCACGTATCTCTTCATCAGTCATTGATTCAAGTACCTTAGTTGCAAGTAGTGGTGACATTGAATTAAGCGCATCAATGGTGCGTGTGTCCTTGTCATTCTCAGTTTGCACGATTGTTTCGTTGATAATTTCAAACTTGCTTACAACAAACTTACCTTTAGCCTTTGCAATCTTTAACAGGTCATTGAATACTTGCTCTAATTCAGCGCGTAACGGCATGATTACATTCTTTTCGAAGATTGTGTACGCTTGTTTTATATCTGAACCGCTACCAAGTTTACCGCTCACACGAACACCCATTAAAATTGGATCGATTGTGTGCGCTTGGCATATCTTTGAATCGATGCTTTCGGTTGTTGCTTGGAATGCGTTATCCAAATTGCTCACGGGTATAGTGTCAATCTTTGGTAAGTCCTCCGCACCACGTCCAAAGAACGTCCAAATCTTACCCGCACCGCCAGAACCTCGCTGACCTTGAATAGTCTTTTTTAATTCCTCTTTTTCTTCGGTTGTTTGCGGTTTCTTAGGGAATGAAATTGCGTAACTTGGGAATATTCCGTTAACGATGTACTCCTTTTGAAGCGTTGACATTTCACCATCCAAGAAAATCCAATTCATCGCACTTGTATAGGATGGAATCGGGTACACGTCTTGTCCCGCGCTTTTATCCTCCCACACGTAGAGCATCTTTCTGCATCTCTTTGCTATGTTCTTGCGGTTGTATGGTTCGATTTTCTCAACTTCATACACACCACGCGACCAATCATCATTAATATAGTAGCAGTCTTTCTCTTTTGATGCTCGCACTTTGTCTGCACTCACATATTCCGCACGAACGAAATCACCGAATTCATCGAATATCACACGGAAGTAAACACGTCTGTGAAGTATTTGGTCAGTTAATACCATTGGTGCGTTCTTTTCAATGCGTAAACGGATATTCATTGAACGCAAATAAACGTCATCCTCTAAAGTTGCCCCCGCATCTTTTACCAATTCGTAACCTCCACCAAGTACCGCATTCTTTTTGAAGTTAACAATACTTGAGTGCATTGGCGATGTGTAGTACATCTGTGTAATGATTTGCGGGTATAGGTTGTCAGCACCAAACCAAACATAGTTATTAACTACGCGGGAAGTATCAACGAAAGGTAGTGCCAGATTTCCGTTGCCAATCTTACCGAATGGAGTTGAAAATGATTGATAGCTTTCTTTCGGTTGCGTTGGTTGTTGTGGCGCATTGTCCGTGAATTTAAATAGTTTCATATATAAATGCTATTAGTGTCCGTTTCTACAATAACAAAGAATCCCGTTGCAATCTTCGTCAACCCTGTTTCGTCTGTTGGTTCTGGATGTTCCGCATCGAACTCGTAAACCTCGTATTTGTATTGCCCTGCCTTAATATCAGGCAACCAAGCCATTTGAGTGAACCTCTCATTCTCGCCCGATACAACAGGAATAAAGTATGTAACCACCTCAGATGAGAAAGATGAAATCAACTTAAACAGATAGCCGTGAGTTTTATAGCTTGTCAATTCCAAGAGTGGAAGTGCAAACGCGGATGCTATGTTTTTCTGCGTGTAAATCATAACATATAATGTGCTGAAATGAAAAAGGGGTACTAAATGCACCCCTTCATCGAAACGAATCTGAACAGATTACAAGGATTCGTATAATACAGGATCAATTTCGTATGCTTTTGTCAAAGACTCAGCACGGAAAGTGATTTCGTAATTTGAACCATCGGCTTTCGCAGTTCCTGAACCACCCGTATCAGTTGCTAACTGTGAGTAAGGGAAGTCCCAACATGAACCATCGGCACATTTAACCATCACAGACAAGTCACGTTGACCTTCCGCTGCGATTTGGATGCTCTTTGATTTTGAAGCCTCACGTTTAAACAGTTTCAGCATGACGTTCTGCAACCAATAAGTTGAACCGTTTTCCATGTTGATTTGAGCCTCCTCAGTGTAGTTCCCTACGTTACGTCTAAACTCAAATTTAACGTAAGCATCGGACACAACGCGAGCGGTTACTGTGTGAGTAGTTGCATCGCGTGTTTCGGATGTGATGTTGGACATATCGTTGATTTTTACTTCCGTAATCCCCCCGACGTTATTATCACATCCATTTAAAATTTCGACTAATGTTGTACACATATTTTTAAGTATTAAAAAAGGGAGGGAGAATTTAACCGCCCTCCCCTCTTGGTAAATTAATCAGTTAATTAAGGAGCATTCCAATAGAATACAATCTCTCCACCGTTAACGTGGTGATAACCCTCTTTTTGGTTAGCACGTGTACGGATGTACGGCTCAGCAACTGTATCTGACAAGTTAACCGCTTTCAAATCTTCACCATCTTTCTCACCATCGAAAGCATAAATTAAATTATCTTTCAAAGTGAACACCATTGTGTTAGTTGGCAATGCTGCATCTTCGATGATTTTGATTCCCAAGAATGTCAAACCAAGTTGTGCTGTAACGTTGTTCACAGTGTTTTGTGAAGCAGTAGCCAATTTGTAGTTACCCGCGATGTCAGACGAAACGAACCAACGCAAGTCAGCAACTTTAGCGCGAACCTCAGCAGGCATTGCTTGGTATACAGATGTCATTGCTGCGATTACGTTTGCAGTTGTGGAAGCAACCCCTCCGTTATCCACATCGATTACAGCTGTATCAGCTTTCAACTTTTTCAAGTGACCATCAACCAAAGCAAGGTTAGCATCCAAAGATGTAGTATCACCTTGCCAACGACGAAGTGAACGCTCTTCACGTGCTTTGTTTGCCAACTCTGCCCAATAGTAGTTCATAAACGATTGAACTGTGAAGTCACCGTTTGAACCTTTAGCCATTTGCAAAGCAAGGAATGATTGCTCTACGTCGAACTGACAGATTTGCGCCATGATTGAAGTTGGTGTCACATCGATGTCGATTGCATCCAATGCCTCAGTAGGTGCAGTGAAGTTACAAGTGCTTGCCTTAGTCACTTGTCCGAAAGTAACGTTAGCCAATTTAGTCGCTGCTTTGATTCCCGGCAATACGCGGAAATTGTCAACAACTTGCTCATCAATATATGAGCGGGAGTAGAACTCCTGAGGATTAGGACACAACAATGCGTTTGTCTCAATCGTTAATGAGAATCTTAAATCTCTTTGCATGATTATTTAGTTTTAAATGATGCTGAAAATTTTGCAAGCTTTTCCATTGCTGACAACTGAACAGGTGCTTGCTCTTCCTCTTCAACTGCTTCTTCTTGTTTAGCCTCTTCGATTGCTGCTTTAAGTTCTGCCAACATATTCAAGACCTCACCCATACGCTCTTCAATCATTGAGGCAACTTTTTCCTCAGTGATTGTTTCAGCGGGTGCTTCTTCTGTTGGCACTTCTTCAGCCATTTCAGTTTCGGTTTCCTCTGTCTTTTCCTCCGTTGTAGTTTCCTCTGTTGTTTCTTCCGATGCCATTTCTGTTTCGGTTTCTTCAACAGGAGTTTCTTCCGTTTGAGTTTCAGACAAAGCAACCTCTACTTCGACAAGTTTACCATCTTTAAAGAGGTATTGCTTGCCTTCGCTTAGTTGCACTTCCATTGTATTTGTATTTAATTGTTTGCTTAACTTAAGACCGAATGAACCACCGATTGAATAGCCTATTTGCCCATTCTCCACCAACTCATCGTAATATTTACGGTCTGTGATTTGCGTGGTTAACATCAATGTTCCTTTTGGCACATCAATCCCGTATGTGGTTTTCGCCTTGTCAGTTTCGGGATTGTCAACTATCCACGCCTCCAAAATATACGCGGGTACTTTCTGAGTTTTATCATGCTCAAAATTGAAAAGGCTTTCACCCTTTGCGACTAATTGCATGATTTCGGTGTGGATTAGTTCAATCTGTTCAGCTGTAAATTCAACATTGAACTCTTCACCATCTTGATTACGGTAGATTTCCATTGGAATCATAGCGGGTGCAACTATGCGCATCTTTGGCTCGTCTTTAAAAACCAACTTTTTCTGTGCGTTGAATGCCATACCTTTGACAATGATAGCAGGATCGGATGTAAACGCGATTTCGTCAAGTCCCGTGAACTCTTCGCCCGTTTCCAAATCCTTTTTTAGTATCTTATAAGTTACCAAATCATCCATAACGTACAATGTAACAAGCTGAAAAAGTGGATATTTTTACTTATATTCGCACAAACGAATTAGATATGATTAAGATTAATGGAAATGACTACCCTACAACGATTCATGACATGACGTTGCAACAGTGGGTAGATGTGAGTGATGCCGTTCGCATTTTTGAAAAAGAGCCGTTACTTCAATTTGAAGCGGTTTTGAAAGCCATCGGAGTGCCTGACAAAGAGATTGACAATGTACCGTTATCATTTAGCACTGAGTTATTCGATGCAATGGATTCTAATGGTGAGAATTTAGAACTTGTTGAAGAGGTGAACGGTTACAGGATTGATTTATCCCGTGTGTTCACCGTTAAGATGGGTAAGATGATTGACAAACTGCATGACATTGGCAACCCTACACTCGCACTGATTGCTTTCTTTTACCAAGATGAAAAGTTAACGGATGCAGAACACTTTGACAAGGCGCATATCAAACACAAGATTTCTAAACTGAAAGATTTGCCCGCTGTTAATTTCGTTGTGGCTGTGGCAAAAATCATGGAGTACTTAACGGATAGCGCAAGCGTTCTAATGAAAGAGGCGAAAGATGAAAGTACGCGATCTGATTCAAATTAATAAAATCAAGAAAGCAGACTTTGAAAGCGAGTTCGATAGAAATGTTGAACTCGTTTCTGTTTACTTAGACTTAGATACGGATGAAGTCGAAAATATGACCGTATCTGAGTTGAATAAACATCTGCACGAACTAAACAGAATCTTAAACAAGAACTACAAACCGACAGACGTTGTACCCAATAGTGTATTAACGCTTGGTAACTTCATCGACTTGGAAAGGTACTTGCAAAACCCCGACAACTTCGGAAAGGTGTGTGCTATTCTTCACCGTGGTAAACGTCAAAACGAGTGGGGACATTTGGAATATGAGCCTGTGAACTTCGATATTAACGAACGGGCAAAGCGTTATGAAGATGCTGATATTGACGATGTGGTTGGCGGTGTGAATGCGTACCTCAAATTCCGTGAATCAATACATTCCACTTACAAAACGATATTCTCTATCGATGAACCAGAACCGATTGAAACGGAGGGATTAAGTGAAGCGGAAATACGTGACTTAGAAAAGGAAATTGAAAAAGAAAAGCAAGTTGCACAATATACTTGGGAAATATTTGTATATTGGCTCGCTGATAACAAGTTGACGGACGTAGAAAAGGTACTTGAATTTCCTGTAATCTACGCGCTCAACTTGGCATCAATGAAAAAAATTATAAACGAATGAAAGTAACAAAAACTAAACACGGGTATTCAATTACGTTTGAAAATTTCATTTCAGACTTTGACCTCCAAATCGCATATTTAGCCTATAAGAAAGAGGGAGGTAAACTATCTAAAGAGGAATACCTTAAAGACCAATTTTTACAATACATTAAACTATGAAAAAGACAATCATGCTATTTGCGGTTATCGCTTTGACCGCTTGCAAAAAAGAGGAAACGCAACCAACCACACCTCTACCAATTACGCAAGGTTGCCAATGTGACGAAGTGCAATATTCACGGATTGACATGAACAACGCGTGGACGATAGATTTCACAGTTCCCGCTTACGATGTGCCGTGTGATAGCGTTCCAATAGTTGAAGGCAATTTCTACACGCCCGATTCATTGACAGTTCATATTGTTGACTGTTGGTAATTATCTCAGTGAATAAGGCGCAGTTGGTAATCCATACGGGTCATCAATCCAATTGAAAAATAAGTTAACTTTCGGATTGTTCAGAATCTTTGCGTAATCCAAGAACGGGTACTGTTTAAGTTGCCACTGCATGAACTCTTTGACGATTTCTGCAATGACTTCCTTGGTATCCGTTCTGCTTAACCATTGTTCTGTAATATCGAACGCGGGCATATTAACCGTACCATCATCCAAAAAGAAATAGTAGTACACGGCATTGATTGTAATATCAATCTTATTCAACTCCGCAGAACTTACAGCCGAAACACGAATTGAATCACGCAAAGTATAGGTATCGTATAAACCCAACTGCATGATTTGCCGTTGAAGCGTTTTTGCTAACTTATTCCGTGTCGCATATTTTACTTTGAATGTTGCCATCAGTCTCCAAAGTTAGTGTAATTAATGCAAATCTGAGGCAGTTCAAAAGTGATTTGTGCAGACCATCCACCAACGTAATCTAAGTCGAAGTTGTTTAATGCCTCAGACGATACCAACCCGATAACGTCAATTACCGGGTGATTCGTTTGAAAGTGCAGATAGATGTCATTCATTAATAGTTGCATCTCACTCACCACGTCGACAATGTTTGAACGGTCATCCGCAATACGGTCAAGACAGTAAACCGTAAATGTGTGTGTAATTACATTGGTGTAACTTTCAGACGTGTTAAACGCAAAGAAAATAAGCGGGTAGGCTTCATCCATCGTTGCCAAATTAGGCATCTGTTCCGTGAACTCAAAGAATACTTTTGGATTTGCGGGATGCGATGAAAGCCACGTTTCAAGTTCTGTTTTTAGATATTTAATCGATGTCATAATTTCGCTGAATTTTCGTATTTGCTAACTTGGTTCTGTGTGCTTGTCACCTCGCTCTCACTTACAACCGCTTTCACTG